GATTAAAGTTTGATCTTTCATACTTCAATAGAATAACTAAAGGTGGTCTGCCACCTAAAACACTTAACGTTGCTCTTGCAGGTACTGGTGTTGGTAAGTCCTTGTTTATGTGTCATCTCGCTAGTAGTGTTATATCACAAGGTAAGAATGTATTGTATATAACTTTAGAGATGGCTGAAGAACGTATCGCAGAAAGAATTGACGCTAACTTATTAGATGTAACCATAGATGATCTCTATGAAATGCCAAAAGAAATATACGATAACAAAACATCTAAACTACAAAACAAAATTAATGGTCAACTAATTATCAAAGAATATCCTACGGCAGCTGCTCATGCAGGTCATTTTAAATCTTTGATAGATGAACTTGCCCTAAAGAAATCATTTAAACCTGATATAGTATTCATTGACTATCTAAACATTTGCTCTAGTAGTAGATTTAAAGGTGGCAATATATCCTCATACTTTTATGTAAAAGCAATTGCTGAAGAATTAAGAGGTCTTGCAGTACAATATGATGTACCTATTGTATCTGCTACTCAAACAACCAGATCTGGTTATCTATCAAGTGACGTAGGGCTTGAAGATACTTCAGAAAGTTTTGGTCTTCCTGCAACTGCTGACTTCATGTTTGCTCTTATTTCAAATGATGAACTTGAAGAACTTGGTCAAATCAAAGTTAAACAATTAAAGAATCGTTATAATGATCCTGCTGTTAATCGTGCATTTATAATTGGTGTAGATAGAAGCAAGATGAGATTATATGATGTAGAACAATCTGCTCAACAGATTGTAGATAGTAACCAAGAAAGTAAGGAGAAGATTGAGAAACCATCAGGCCCACAATCTGTGGACGTGTATGATAAGTTTTCAGATTTTAAAGTATAATGAAAGATAAGATAATAGAAGAACTTAAAAAAGTTTATGATCCTGAAATGCCATCTGTAGATGTATTTAATTTAGGACTGATTTACGACATTGATATAAAAGAAGAAAAAGTTACAATCACCCACACACTAACCTCTATGCTTTGCCCTATGGCAGATCAAATACAAAAAGATATTAAAGAGGCAGTAGAACGTGTAGCAGGTGAGGGTAATGTAAAAATTATATTAACACATACTCCACCATTTAGTAGAGAGATGTTAAGTGAAGAAGCTAAATTAATACTAAACATATGAAGAAAAAAACAACAAGAAAAAGAAAACCATCTATCTATTACAAGACAGAAATGGTTAAGTCAAAAGGTGAAATCATATGGCGTTGCGTTGAAATGCCTAGTAAGTTAGTATTACAAGAGTCTTTCTTTGAGGAAGATGTAAAGAAACTTACTAAATTTCAAAACAAACATAAGACATTTGGTGTCTTTGGTTTCCCACCTTTCTTTGATTGTAGAAGTGAAGAAGAAAAAATCGCAGATAAAGGTAAAACAAACTACAATTCCCCAGCAAGAAGTAGAGGCCGAAGATAGACATACATAAATATATGTATGGATCCCAAATTATCAGAACAATTTTTTGTTAGAGATAATGAGGAAAAAGATTTCGGAGTACTCATTGACTTGACATATAGATGTGCTTTAGAATGTCCGAGATGTCAAAGACAAGAGTTTTTTAGAGATCATGGTGAAAAGGTATGGGGTGAGGATATACCTTTAGATACTATTGAAAAAGCAACTGATACATTTAAAGCAATAAATTTTGGTGGTCAACTATCAGACCCAATACATCATCCCCATTTTATAGAAATTTTAAAGTTATGTTATAATAAAGGTGTACATGCTAACATAGCAACTGCTTCAACAGGTAAACCTAAATCATGGTTTATAAAAGCATTTGAGGCAAACCCTAATGCTAGATGGCAATTTGGTATAGACGGACTACCTGAAGAAAGTCACAAGTATAGAGTTAATCAGGATGGTCAAAAATTGTTTGATATAATGTGTGAAGCTAAAAATTATTTAAATAAGACGCCTCGTTGGCAATACATAGTTTTTAAATATAACGAAGAACATATTGAACAAGCAAAATTTATGGCAAAAGAAAAAGGTTTACATTTTGTGGTAATGCAATCACATAGATGGAGAGGTGATGACGATCCTTATTTGCCTAGTAAAGAATATAGATTAGAAACACTATGAAAAAATTTAATCCAAGATGTATGACTACAGATACACAAATGGCTATTAATAATAGAAATCAATTAATGCCTTGTTGTTTTATTGATACTCCATTTTTAGTAGAAGATCCTACTATAAAAAAATTGTTGTCTGTCAGTAATATAAGTAAACATAAATCTATTAAAGAAATTTTAAATAAAAAAGAATGGATAGAGTTTTACGATATGTTAAAAGAGGCAGACGATAAACAGATTACAGAAAGGTTACCAGAAGCATGTATCAAGGCCTGCCTTGATTTTGGTAAAGAAAAAATAAGGAAAGAAGAATGGCAGACTTAACAACACTAGCAGAATCATCACAGGCATTGTTTTGTTCAATTGCAGATTACATAGGTGCTCAAAGAACTAATCAACTATTTGACCCTAAAAAGTATCCAGATTATACAGATTTTAGAAATCAAATAACAGACGCTACTTTAAAGGCAGCTCATAAAAATATTGAAACACCTGGTGTAGCACTAAACGAATTAGAATTATTTTTAAAAAAAGATACTAAATGGTACGTATCATCTTTACAGATTGCAAGAAAATTAATTAACGACATAACTAAAATAGATCCTGATTTTAAAATTGCTCAAAGAGGTTTTCAGGACATATTTTACTATAGAGGTGACCAAGACATAATGGGCACTATAGAGAAGTTATTTAAGATTGCAAATAAGTCAGGTTATAAATCACAAACTAAATTTGGTAATTTAAACAAATGGAATCCTGCAGACATATACCTTGCAACAGATAAAGCTAAAAAGGCACTACACGAAGAACTAAAAGGTGCAAAAGAAAAAATTTATACTTTTCAAAATCTTAACATTATTACATCTGATCTAATAGATAGTGGTGATCTGTTTCCTTTGTCACTTAAAAAGACAACAAAAGAAGCGATATTACAAATGGTAAACTTTGATAGAAAAGAAGAAATAAAGTATATCAAAAAAGTTGCTATAAAAGGTGTAACAGATTGGCAACCATATAAGAAGGTTAAGTATCCTGCAAAAGGTAATACTAGAGATATGAGAATACTATTAGAGTCTGGTGGTGATATAAAATTAAGACACGACCCTAGTGCAAAAAGATTTGTTGCAGAAGCTATATTCTCAAAGGCAGAAGCAAGAGGTGGTTCAATTGGTTCTATGAAAGTATTATCAGAAATTATACACTTTGTAAATCCAGATGTTGCAAAACAAATACTTGACAAGTATAAAAAAGGCGAACAAAAATACTTTGAAGCATTAAAGAAGATAGAATATTTAAGAAAAGATAAACCAAGATTTGATTTTGAAAGAGGTGCTATAAGTGCCTTATTTGTAATTAACGAAGTCATGCCAATACTTAAAAAGTTTTTCAAAGACAATAAAAAAGACGAAGGCAATAAAGTTTTAAGATTGATGTTTGAGTACATAACATCAAGGACTCCCCTATCAGGTAAATTTGTAATAGCAAAATAGTATAAATAGTCTAGTAAGAAGTGATTTATTATGGGATTATTTGATATTTTTTGCTTGACAAGAGCGATATTTTTTGTTATAATGGGTATAGTGGGAGAAAAATGTATAGTTTTAAACAATACTTAAATGAGGCAAAGAACACTCATTTAGAACATTTAGAAGACGAAATTATTAATAACGGATACCAAGGTGGTGTCAACGCTGTAGAGTTTCTTAAATCTATAAGAAACATGCTAATAGGTTCATCACGTAGAAAATTAAATGTATCTGTTAAATGGGATGGTGCACCTGCTGTATTCTGTGGTATCAATCCTGAAAACGGCAGATTTTTTGTTGGATCAAAATCTGTATTCAACGTAACTCCTAAAATCAATTACACACAATCAGACATTAGAAAAAATCACGCAGGTGGTTTAGTAGATAAACTATCTGTATGTTTAAAAGAATTACCAAAATTAGGTATCAAAGGTGTTGTACAAGGCGACTTGTTGTTTACACCTGGCGACATTAAGTCCGTATCTATAAGAGGTGAGGATGCTCTCGCATTTACACCTAACACTATAACATACGCTGTACCAGAGAATACTGACCTTGCACGTAGAATCAAAAGAGCTAAACTAGGTATCATTTTTCACACTTCTTACACAGGCAGAAAGATGACCAATCTCAAAGCAAGTTTTGGCGTCAATGTAAATCGTTTTGCAAAGACGCCAGCAGTATTTTTTGATGACGCAAGTTATAAAGACTCATCTGGTGTTGCTACATTTACAGAAACAGAAAGCGCTCAGTATGATAGTATGTTGAGAATGGCGATGGGATCTATATCAAAAGGTAAAAGAATTTTAGAATTATTAAAAAGACAAACTAATATGTTGTCAGTAGGTATGAGATTAAAAATATTTTTCAATACACAAATAAGAGCAGGACAATCTATACAGAATGTCAGAAAATTACAAGCAGATTTTAGAAAGTATTATGCTCAAGTATTAGATGATGAGGCGTCAAAGAAAAAAACTGCTAACGCTAAAAAGAAATATGAACAAATAAGAAACGATGGTTTAAGATTTATTGATAGTAACGACAATGATATTTATTTTGCGATTGCTAGTTACATAACTTTACAAAGAGTAAAGAACTTTCTAGTAAGTAAAATGAATCAAATTAAATCAATGGGAACGTTTCTACAAAAAGGTAATGGTTTTGTAGTAACTAATCCTGAAGGCTACGTTGCTGTAGATAGAATGGGCAACGCAGTAAAACTAGTAGATAGATTAGAGTTTAGTACTGCTAACTTTACACTTGCTAAGAACTGGATAAAAGGATGAAAAGTTTTAGAGATTTTATATTTGAACAAATAGGTCGTAAAAGAATTGTTATGTTAGGTGGACCTGGTTCAGGTAAATCAACTTATACAGAATACCTTGTTAAAGAATATGATATTACTCACATTTACCCAGGTGGCATGTTAAGAAAAGAAGTAGAAAAAGGATCAGAAATAGGTAAGATTGCAAAAAGTATTATTGATAGAGGTGAGTTTGTTCCTAATCAAATAGTATTAGAGTTAATTAAAGATAAAGTTGAGAAGTCACCTAAAGGATATGTATTAGATGGTTGGCCTAGATATATGCAACAAGTTGAAGACATGGAGAAGAACGAAATAGGTTATGATTATGCAGTATTTTTAGATGTAAGTAGAGAAGAAGTTTTACGTAGATTACTTGCAAGAGGTAGAGCAGACGATACGGAAGAAATTATAAACAACAGAATTGAACTATACAAAAAAGAAACAGGTCCTGTTGTAGAATACTTTAGAAAAAAAGATAACTTTATTAGTGTAACTGCTGAGGGTGGTACACCTGAAGAAACAGCAAAAGAAATTATAAGAAGGATAGACAATGGCGGTCAATAGTTTTATACAACATTTATCTGAAGGCATTTATGACCCAGGTATATTCAAAGCGTTTTTTCTAGCAGGTGGTCCTGGTTCAGGTAAATCATTTGTTACTACTAGTGCATTTGCAGGTACAGGTTTAAAAGTTGTTAATTCAGATACTACATTTGAAAGAAACTTAAAGAAAGCAAACCTATCTTTAAATATGCCAGACGAAGAAGAATATTTTAGAAATATAATTAGAGGTCGTGCAAAACAAACTGCTATCGCTCAATTAGATAAATATGTACAAGGCAGACTTGGTTTAGTAATTGACAGCACAGGTAGAGATTATGATGTCATTGCTAGAAACCATAACATGCTACAACAACTTGGTTATGATTGTTATATGGTATTTGTGAATACAAGTTTAGAAGTTGCAATAGCAAGAAACGCTAGACGTGAAAGAACTATCCCAGAGTATATTACAAAGTCAAGTTGGGAAGGTGTTCAAAATAATATTGGTAAGTTTCAAAGACTATTTGGTATGGCTAAATTTATTGTAGTAGATAACAATAAATCTGATTTAGAGTTAGTCACTCTTACAATGAACAGAATTGGCAAGTTAGTAAGAAGATTTATTACATCGCCAGTACAGAATTATAAGGCCAAACAATGGATGAAAAAAGAATTAGAGGCTCGTAAAAGATGAGATTTAAAGATTTTACAGACATAGAAAATTTACGACACGCTAAGGTAGAAGAAAAACCTATTAAGAATTTTACAGGCAACATAGATGAGTTGACTTGTCCTAAACCTAGCACAAATACATCTTCAGCAACAAAAGCTGAGATGACAGCAATGCAAGGTATGTTCAAACAAAGAAATAAAGCGATTGAACAATCAGTAAAAGACCACGATCCTAAATCAGAATATGCAATTGAAAAATATCTAAAAGAAAACAATTTAGAAATAGATAAAAAGAATACTGATAAGATTGCAGAAACTGGTGCAGCTATTGCTAGAAAATTTAAGAACAAGTTTGAAAGAGCAAGACCATATCACCTTGCTGACTCAATGAAATTAGATTTTAATAGTATGCCACTTGTTAGTGATAGTATGAAAACACCAGCATATCCTAGTGGTCATAGTTTACAAAGTAGATTAATTGGTGAATACTATGCTGAAAAGTATCCTAAACATAGAGAAGGCTTGATTGACGCTGCTGATGAATGTGGTATGGGAAGAGTATATGCAGGTTGGCATTATCCTTCAGATCACAAGGCAAGTGTTAAGTTAGCAAAAGAAATTTATCCTAAAATTAATTTAAGTAGAAAGTCTTTTAGTGAGAGTATCATAGACATACCTCGTAAAGACTATGCAAGAGGAGTATTTGATAAAGCAGATACACCTAATCCAGTATTAAAGCCATCTGTAAAGAAACAAGTATTAGATGGCATAAAGACATTTGAAAAATTTGGTAAAGTAGTTAAGTATACCTTAATAGGTTCAATACTTACAAAACAATATAGGGCTGATGCCGACCTAGATATTAATATCTTATTTGATATACCTGGTTCTAAAGCAGAACAAGAAAAGGTACATGATGAGATTAGAGAATATCAAGGACAGATAAATGGTAAAACTATACCAGGCACAGAGCATCCTATCAACTACTTCTCCATAATAGATCCTGTAACATTTAATAAGGCAAGGGACATGGCTGATGGTACTTTTGATATAGACACTAACAAGTGGATCAAAAAACCAGAACCTGGAACCTTTGAACCTGAAAAATACGTTACGGATTTTCAGAAGCGTGTTTCTGAAATAGATGTTGTTAAAGGTGAACTCGTAAGGGATATGATTGATTATGAAGAACTAAAAGACCTGACAAGCTCCGATATTGATAACTTGTCTAGTTTAGTTTCTAAAAAGTTAGCTGAGATTAAAGATTCTATTAACACTCTAATTGATATTGGTGACAAGACTATCCAAGATCGTAAAGATTCCTTTGATAAAGATATGTCGCCAGACGAGATTAGAAAGTTTGGTGTGAAAAACCGACTTCCGAAAAATGTGATTTATAAGATGTTAGAAAAGTATCATTATCTCAAATTTTTCAAAAAGTTGAAAGAGATTATGGAAGATGGCAAGATTACACCTGCCGAACTAAAATCGTTATCTAAAATAAAAGAGGCCAAGGGTAGATCAATAGCATTTACCTTTGGCCGTTTTAACCCACCTACAATAGGACACGAAAAACTTATTAACAAAGTGGCACAACAAAGAACAGATGACTACAGAATTTATTTAAGTAAATCTGAAGACACATCTAAAAACCCATTGAATGCTAGAATTAAATTAGCAACAATGAAACAAATGTTTCCTAGACATAGCAGAAACATACTACTGAATCCATCAAATATGATATTAGATATTGTAACTGATTTATACAAAAGAGGTTACTCAAACATAACAATGGTTGCAGGTAGTGATAGAGTAAGAGAATTTGATACTATCTTAAAAAAATATAACGGCGTTAAGAGCCGTCATGG